GACGAGATAAACCCAACAAATCCCACGATCATATGCAATCTCCACTAGATGGAACTATTTTATTACAATATTATGAAAAAGTCAATCTCAATTTAACCAATCACAAAGGTAAGTGGTGTATCCCCGGTCTTGTAATTGATTAAATCTTGTTCTAATACTTCAATTTCGGCCTTGCCTTCGCTTTTTAATGCGCCGCCGTTTAACTGTGTACTGCCTTGTGGACTGGCAATACTGGCAAATTTTTCTCGTGCCTCACCTAACATGAGTTTGCAAGTGGCTAGGCTATAGTCTTTTAACCACTGGCCTGCATACGGATCTTGTAATAGATTGAAATCTGGGCGATGATTATACATCCATACCAACAACTCTTCTTCGTTGCGCGGGCGCTGCATTAGGGTCAGCAGTTTGGTTGTAGCATTAAAGGTAAAGTTGATATCACTACCGAACATTTTGCCCACTTGTTTTTGATAACTGGCAAAGGCGTAATAGGTAGCTAATCCGCCCATATGTGTGGAGGTCAACAAATAGGTGTTGGAATAAGCCAAGTTAAATGGTTCAAATAAACTACCGCCATCACCGCCACCTGTACGACTACCAATACTGCGACGAAATAATTGGCGAACGTTCATTACTTCCTTAGGTAAAATATAATCGTTAGTATCAGTTATGGTTGTAATGAACCCAAAACTTTCCTCAACACTGTTGCTGCTACGCTGACGAAATTTAGCTAGGGCCCGATCTATAGCAATATTATAGTCTTTGGGTTCTAATTCTACATCAACCATGCTGCCGCCCAGCATGCTTTGGATATATTCTATGACCTGCTGTCTTTCGTTTATTGTGTCGCTCATATGAGTATTTATATCGATAAATATAAGATCAAGGAGAACTAAAATTCCACGTTTAAGTTTATACCGTCCAGAAAAAGGAAAAGATTTTCGATTTCTAGATAGAATCATCAATGAAGAATTTCAAGTAGGCGGAACTGATGTTTATTTGCACAAATATTTGGGTCCGGTAGATCCTACAGAAGGTGAAAGTACTCCTGCGGTTCCTGTAAATACCAATCCTATTCCAGAATTAGGCATTCAAGATTTAATTTTTATGGAAAATAGGGACAGGCATTATGCGCCTGATGTCTATATTATGCGCTGCATCTACACTATGCAGGATCTGGATTTTAATTTAAGTCAGTTTGGATTGTTCCTGCAAAATGATAACATCATGGTTCACTTTCATTTGCGCAGTACAGTAGACACCATTCAGCGAAAAGTCATGCCCGGTGATGTAATAGAATTACCCCATCTTCGAGACGAGTATGCCCTTGATGACAGTTTAATAGCATTAAAAAGATTTTATGTTATACAAGATGTAAGCAGACCGTCTGTGGGATTTAGTCAAACTTGGTATCCACATTTGCTTCGTGCTAAATGCGTTCCTCTAGTCGATAGTCAAGAGTTTAAGGAAATTCTGGATAGCGATGCAGGGGCAGGAAATGGAAGCACATTGAGAGATCTGCTCAGTACCTATCAACGCAGTATAGAAATCAACGATCAAATCATTGCCGAAGCAGAAAAAGACGCTCCTGCTAGTGGTTTTGATACTAAAAATTTATATGTTATTCCTACCAGAGAAAATACCAGAGAAAATACTGGTGATGCCAGCATAGAGTATGCCGATGCCAGTGCGGAATTACAAATATTAGATGCTAGTGTTGTTCTACAAACTCCTTACAATAATTATTATTTGGGATATTTGCAAGGCGATGGTGTTCCTCCCAATGGTGCGGCCTATGGATTTGGTATTTCATTTCCTACAACTCCTACATTGGGACAATTTTTCCTTCGTACAGATTATTTGCCTAACAGATTATATAGATATGATGGCAGACATTGGATCAAATTTGAAGACAATGTACGCATGACACTAACTAATGTAGGCAATCAAGATGCCGCCAGTGGTACCTATGCTGGACATCAGGTGCGTCAAACACAAAAAATGTCATTTATTAACAATACCAACACAGCCACTATCAATGGCGAAGTTGTGGTTGAAAGACAAGCATTAAGTAAAGCATTGAGACCCAAGGCAGACAACTAATATGAGTGATTGGTTTTATGATGGTCAGGTCAAAAGATACCTGACACAATTTATGCGTATAATGAGCAACTTCAGTGTAAAGGATGCTCGAGGGCGATTAACTCGCGTTCCGGTTCGGTATGGAGACATGAATCGACAAGTTTCCAGTTTATTAAAGAAAAACAGTGAGAATACAATTCCCAGTGCTCCGTTTATTGCTTGCTATATTAAAGATTTACAATATGATCGCGCTAGAATGCAGGAACCTACTTTTGTCAACACTGTAAATATCAGAGAACGTGCAGTAGATGCCAACGGTAATCAATATCTCAACACACAAGGTAGCAATTTTACTGTAGAACGTATGATGCCAGTTCCATATCTAGCAGATTTTGCTGCTGACATTTGGACTACTAACACCGATCAAAAATTACAGTTATGGGAACAGATCTCTGTGCTGTTTAATCCCAGTTTAGAATTACAAACTACTGACAACTATATTGACTGGACCAGTATCAGTGTGTTGACTCTTAAAAGTCAAACATGGACTAGTCGTAGTGTGCCCCAAGGTTTAGAACAAGATATAGACATTTTAAACATGGTATTTGATACACATGTTTGGATTACGCCGCCGGTTAAGGTCAAGAAGTTGGGTATTATTACTAAAATTATCACTACAGCATTCAGTACAGATCAAGGAGTTATTAGAGATGATCTCAGCAATGCCGATGCTGTATTAGGATCGTTAGGAGACACACTAGCCAATGTTGTAGTCACCCCGGGAGATTATGACCTACTGGTGTTAGACAATTCTGCTACACTGATTTCTCGTAATGGGCAAACTGATATTTTAGATATCACTGTACCTGCTTATCAAAACTCCTGGAGAACCATATTAGATCGGTATCCTGGAAGTTTTCGTCCTAGTCTTAGCCAACTTAGATTAACCAAACAAGATAATACAGAAATAGTTGCCTATATAAGTTTGGATCCAACAGACGAGCGTAGAATGTTAATGAGCATTGACACAGACACTATTCCTACCAACACTGTTATTTCAGGCAGAGGCACCATCGATGCCATAGTAAATCCAGAAACTTTTAATCCCTCCGGGTGCGGAGCAGGCACAAGGTATCTTAGACTGGAAGATATCAATGTCTACAGTCATTATAACGATCCCGGATATGACGGTCCGGACGCTTGGAAAAATGCCGACGGCACAGATACTCAACTATATGCCAATGACATAATAGAATGGGATGGTAGCAAATGGACAACTATTTTTAATTCGGGCTCTGCTACGGATATAATTTATATAACCAATTCATATACCGGAGTTCAATACAAATGGAATAACGGCACCTGGAGCAAAAGTTTCGAAGGTGTATATGACAAAGCATTATGGCGATTAGTACTTTGAATCAGGTTGTTTGTAGTGGCGGATTATTCTTGGCAAAAGACACTCATAGGCTATTGTTTTTGCTGAGAAATCAACGAAAAACTGCCGGAACATGGGGAATAGTTGGTGGTAAAAAAGAACCAAATGATCTCACACCCGTTGATGCCTTAATTAGAGAAATTCAAGAAGAAGTAGGACGTACTCCTATCATACGAAAAATTGTACCACTAGAATTATATACCAGCAACGATCAAAATTTTCAATACAATACCTACGTGCTGTTAATAGATAAGGAATTTATTCCTACACTAAATGATGAACACGAAGGTTATGCATGGTGCAATTATGGAATGTGGCCGAGACCGTTGCATCAAGGAGTTAAAAGAAGTTTTAGCAATAAAACTATTAAAGCCAAACTGGAAGTTATTTTAGATTTAATTTAATCAATTAAATCAGGACCAAACGCCCATGTTCCTAAATGCCGTAGTTCCATACTGAGATTTGTATCAATTTTAACAGTATAACCAGCTTCGGCTATCTTTTGACAAAGAATCATATCTTCTCCTAAATGGTCATTGCTTTTAGGTGTCCACCCGAACTCAAACCAAGGCTTAGGTATTTGATTAAAGATATCGGCCTGCATTAACATACAG